TTCCAGGTGGAGTTGAACTCAACGGTAGACAGATTTACGATGACGCACAGAAAGAACTTGATGTTATTAGGGAGATAATGTCAAACACCTATGAACTTCCTCCTTTAGATATGATCGGTTAGAATTATGCTTAATCCGTATTTTCAACAAGGATCAAGATCTGAGCAAAATTTGGTTCAAGATTTAATCAATGAACAGTTGAGGATGTATGGTGTCGAAGTGCATTATATTCCAAGAAAATATTTGACCGAAAAAGCAATTATCAGAGAGGTAATTCAATCTAAATTTGATGATGCCTATCCTATTGAAGCCTATGTCGATAATTTTGATGGGTATAATGATAACACAACAATACTATCAAAGTTTGGAATTCAACAGCAACAAGAATTAAATTTAATTATTTCAAAAGAGAGATTTGAGACTTATATTTCTCCTTTGTTAAAGAACGAAGAAAATGTAAAATTATCAACAAGACCAAAAGAGGGAGACTTAATTTATTTTCCTCTTGGTGACCGTTTATTTGAGATTAAGTTTGTAGAACACGAGAAACCATTTTATCAACTACAAAAAAATTATGTCTATGAATTGAGATGCGAACTCTTCAGATATGGTGATGAAGTCATTGACACTGGTATAGAAGATATTGATGATATTTTAACTGGTGGAGAATCTGATGGATTAACTGAAGATGGACTATCTACAATTATTGGAAATACTCAAAGATTAACTTTGGTTGGTGCATCTACAACTGCAACTGCAACTGCTGGTATTGTAAATGGTGCGATTAGATTTATTAGAATGACTAATAGAGGTGGTGGATATATATCACCACCAAGGGTAGCAATATCATCTGCTCCATCTGGAGGAGTTACTGGTATTGCAACTGCAATAATGATTGGTGGAATCAATGTTTGTAATCAAAGTGCAAACCCAAAAACACAATCTGTTCAGCAAGTTCAAATTTTAAATTCAGGTAGTGGATATACAAGTCTACCTGGAGTTAGATTTGTCTCTAACAGTGGAGCTGGTGCTGCGGCAACAGTTGGTATTTCGACAACTGGTGGTGTCGGGATAGTTACAATATCTTCAGGAGGATCTGGATATTCGACTTCACCATCAGTTACAATATCTACTCCAAAACATGTTGGTGCAGCTGCCACCGCAATTCTGGATAGTCCTATTGTTGGCGGCGGTGTTAGCGTCACATCTGCACCAATAAGTATCGGCGCATCATCATTCTTGTTCCCAGGAGGAACAACTGGTGGCGTATTCTACAAAACAGCACCAACAGTTACATTTGCACTACCTACAGGTACAGGAAACGCTGCAGAAGCAACTGCAACTTTAGATCAATTGGCACAAACTGGAGGTACAGTAGAAACTCTTGCCATTACTACTGGAGGTAAATTCTATACAAGTGCTCCATCAGTATCGATTTCACATCCAGGATTTAGTTTTGCATCTGCAACAATAGGTATTGCTGGTTCTTCTATAAATCCAAGTTCTGTTGCATTTAGTACTACTGGTAGAGCATATACAACTGCACCAACAGTTACAATTGGAACTGGTATTGGAACAAACACTCCAATTGAAGTTGCAGTCGGTATTGCAACAATCAATTCTATTACTGGTATTGTTACTGCTGTTTCTTTTAACGTATCAGATCCTTGGGCAGTTGGGACTGCAGCAACAATTGGTTTAGGATATACAGTCACTCCAACAATTTCATTTAGTATCCCATCTCCAGTACAAGCAACTGCTACAGTAACAGTATCTGCTGCAGGTACTGTAAACACTATCAGTATAGGTAATAGTGGATTTGGATACTTAACAACACCAACTGTCACTATTGGGTCTCCAGGAGGTGCTGATGAACAATTTAGAGCACTTGGAATTGCAACTATTAGATCTACTTCAGTTGAAATTCAGGGAACAGTTGGTATTGGATCTACTATCATTACGGGTATTACTACAACAAACATTATTATTGGAGATAGAGTAAGACTTAGTGTTGGGCACGATAAACCATATAATTTCATATCTGCAGATACTTTTGTTTCTTCCATAGGATCTGGAACATTAACAATGTCCTCCCCTGCTACTAATGTTGGTATCGCAACTTCTGTATTTGAATTTGGTATTGAGAATTGTGGTATTGTGACTGGAATTGCAGTTACGTTTGGTGGAGGTGGTTATCTGAGTCCTCCAATAGTCACAATCTCTAATGAAGTATCAGAGAAAAATTACATTGAAGAGGTCGCTGGTATTGCTACTGCAATAGGAATAGCAACCGTAAGCACTGCAGGAACAGTATCTCATTTAAATATTTTAGATACTGGTTATGGATATATAATAGAACCAGAGGTAACCGTTTCTAATTCTGAGTCAACTGGATCAGGAACTTTTGAGTTTAATGAAATTGTTACTGGATCTGTAAGTGGATCTACTGGAAGAGTTGTAGTTTGGAATTCTGATAGTTCTGTTCTCGAAATTTCATCCGTGACTGGGGAGTTTACTCTTGGGGAAACAATTACTGGATCTACATCTGGGGCTTCTTACGATTTAAGAATAGTTAATATTCAACCAACAGATGATGGATTTGCGGACAATATTAACATTGAAACAGAAGCAGATTCTATATTAGACTTCTCCGAGCAGAACCCATTCGGTATTCCCTAAATAACTCTTACTATTCCGATTAATATTTTAGGGATTCAAAATGTTTGAATATTTTTATAACGAGATATTGAGACGAACCATTATTTCATTTGGTACTCTCTTCAACTCAATCACTGTTAAGCAAACAAACTCTGATGATAATGTTATCAATTCCATTAGAGTCCCTTTGGCATATGGTCCAACGCAGAAATTTTTAGCGAGACTTGAGCAATCTGCTGATCTTAATAAGTCGGTTGCAATGACATTACCAAGAATGTCATTTGAATTCACTGGATTGACATATGATCCATCAAGAAAAGTAAGCACAACTCAGCAGTATACTGTAAAAGATCCAGATGATGGATCGGAATCTAAAAAAGTATACATGCCAGTTCCATATAACATGCAATTTGAATTGAGCATTATGTGTAAATTGAATGATGATGCTCTACAAATCGTCGAACAAATTTTACCATATTTCCAACCAGCATATAGTTTAACTGTTCAACTTGTTGATTCAATTCAAGAGAAACGTGATATTCCAGTTATTTTGGAAAATATCACAATGCAAGATGATTATGAAGGAGATTACACTACAAGGAGAGTTCTTCTTTATACTCTAAGATTTACTGCAAAAACATATTTGTTTGGTCCAGTATCTTCGGCAACAAAAGATATCATCAAAAAGTCTACTGTCAGTTATCTTACTGGAACAGATACTACAAATACTACCAGAGAAGTCACATACTCTGTTGTACCAAGAGCCATTAAGAATTATACTGGTGATGCTACAACCACTCTCACTGCAGACATTACTAAGACTCTGAAAACATTTGAAGTTGAGGATGCAAGTGGATTGACTGCTAAGACTTACATAGATATTGAAGGTGAACAGATCTTCATCAAATCTATTACGGATAATAAGATTACTGTTCTCAGAGGTCAAGATGGTTCTACTATCACTGAGCATCTCAGAGGAGCACCTGTACATCTCATCACTGCTGCAGATAATGCATTGATTGAAGAGGGTGATGACTTTGGATTTAGTGGTACTATCTCATAACAATGACAAATAAATTTGACACCCTAAATGACGAGTTCAATGTTACAGGAGACATTGTGCAACCTGAAGTTATTAGTAAAAAAATTGAAAGAATAAAAGAGACTTCCGACGATATTAAAAAAGACTATGACTATACAAGGGGTAATCTTTATAGCATAATTGAAAAAGGTCAAGAAGCAATTAATGGCATCCTTGAGTTGGCGCAAGAAAGTGAAATGCCAAGAGCATACGAAGTTGCTGGTCAACTAATTAAAAACGTTGCAGATGCCACTGATAAGTTAATGGACCTTCAGAAAAAACTAAAGGATGTTGAAGAAGAGAAACAGACTCGTGGGCCATCAAATGTTACCAACGCACTATTTGTTGGATCAACTGCAGAGTTGGCAAAACTGTTAAAG